CTCAACCACAAGGTCAAGTAATGCCTCCTATGCCACAAGTTGATGCAAAATTATTACCAAACCCATCAGCACAAGATCAATCATTGGGCAATGTTAAATAAAGAGGAATAAATGCCTTTATATCCACCATCTTCATTAGATGCTAGTCAGGTATTACAACATGCATTCGATGATACCTTACAAGCGCTTAGAACAACAGCAACTGCCACGGTTATCACACCTCCTCAATTACAGGTTGTTATAACACATGATGAAGATAGTATTAGATTAGGCGATGGTACAAATTTAACAACTATAAGTAATGTCAATTCTAAATATGGATTAGATGTTAATGTTTTAAATTCTTTAAATGCGAATTTTTCCGGATTATCAACTGATTTAAAATCTAGTAGAGTAACGGTAACAGATATTCCAACAAAAGTACCAGCAACCGCTTTAACTAATAGAAATAGTATATCTATTAGAATTTTAGGAACTAATATTGTTTATTTTGGTGATTCTTCAGTAACTACATCCAATGGCTATCCTAAATTTCAATATGAAGAAATTATTGCAGATGTAAAAGATAATTCATCTGTAGAAATCTGGGCTGTATGTGATTCTGGAAAATCTTGTGAAGTTGCAATTTTAGAATTAGCTTAAATATTAAAGGTTAAAAAGTTAATGGCAATTATATCGCAGACTTTATCGCCACAGTCTACGCCCGATATTGTTTTACAGAACATCAATTGTGATGCATCTGTTTCTATAGGAGATTGGGTTAGAATGACTAGCGGTGGTATTGCAGTAAAAGCCTTAGCTGATAATAAAGATAATAGTAATATTATCGGTTTAGTTGAAGATAAAACTAGTTCTACTACTTGTATTATTAGAGTAGCTGGTGTTAGCAAAGAAATTTTTACTTCATTAGATGTAACTAAAGAATATTATTTAAGCTCTACAGTAGCCGGAGGAATGATAAAACAAGGAGACCCACTACCAAGCTTATCTGGTAATATTGTTTTAAAAGTAGGACAACCGTTTTCTTCCACTAGATTTTTAGTTTTAAAGGGAATTCGCTTTGAAAGATCATAAACAATTAAAGTCGTCAAAAGATGTTTGGTATTGTGCCTTTTTAATGAAAAAAGGTTATAAGATACAATCATACAATGTTTTCGATCGTGGAAAAGTGTGTTGTTATTTTGATATTTCAGATGAAGATTGGAAAAAGCTTAAATTGGAGTTCAACCATAGTGAATTATCTGAATATAAAATGTTGATTGATAAGATAAAAGATCTCTGTTTTTAAGGAGTTAAAAATGAAAAAGAAAGAAAATTCTGAACCAAAATTAACACCCGAACAATATTGGAAGTGGAAAAATTCAGTAGAAGAAATGAATCATTGTGAAACAAAACTTAAAAATAGCAGACTTATGCACGCTTTAATGGAAAAAGATATTGAACTTCAAAAATTAAAAGCTGAACTTTATAAAAGTCAAATTAGAGCAATGGAACAAAAACACATTGAATCTAAAAAATATTACGAAGAAATAAAATCTGACTTAGAAAAATCATTAAATATGAGTTTGAATGATTGCGTAATTGATGATTACGACTTTAGTATAAAAAAATTATAAGTCGTTAAAAGTTAAAAAGTTATTTGCAAATAAATTATAAAGGAGACATTTAATGTCGCAAGTCAAATTACTAAAAATCTCATCAGAAGGCTATCCTGTTGAATTCAACAGCACCTCGGATGAAATTACTTTAGCAAGTTTTACAGTTCAAGGTGGTGGACCAGTTATGAGTTCAACCGGCCTTGATCTTAACAACCAAGATGTTGTAGATGTTCAAGACCTTTCATTTACTGACCCATCAACGGCTACTATTAATCAAACCGCAGGTTCGTTAGTTGTTGATAATATTATGGCAAAAGAACGTGACAACGTTATGTCAACTAGTGGTAGTGTTCTTTTCCCAGTAATTACCGATAGTGCAGGTCAAGTGGATGCCTTCCGCGTACCAGCTTTAGCAGGTGCGCCAAGTGCAACCCCTACTAGTGGCGGGGATGGTTATTTAGTAGCTAATACCAGCAACGGCCATTTATATATGTATATTAATGGTGTTTGGGATGATTTAAGCACCGTTCAAGATGCACAAAATATTGTCGATTCTGGTTATACAGCAGAAGCAACAATTGCAGCAAGAGATGTTGTTTTTATTTCATCGGCTGATCAACTTTCACCAGCTAATGCATCTGCTGATAATAGTTCTAGAGTATTAGGTTTTGCAGTTAGTGCTGCAAATATTAGTGATCCAGTGCAAGTTAAAAAATTTGGCCGCATGAGCGGATTTACTAGTTTAACTGCCGGTTCTAGATATTATTTGAGCGCAGCATCTGCTGGACAAATAACTTCAACTATTCCAAGTGGAAGTGGTCACAATATTATTCAAGTTGGTTATGCAAAAAATGCAACCGATTTAGAAATTGCAATTCAATCACTAGGTAAACGGGCTTAATAAAATAAGAGGAGAGGATTAATTTTCTCTCCTCTTTTAATTAAAAATATATGGCTATTGATATTGTTAAACCTTTAAAAATAGAAAATCCCGCTTCTGGGGGATCACAAACTGATCCATTTCCAACAGAAGCTAAACCGACTGAAGATTATGCAGCTTTTAAAGGGATAGCATTTGAAGGGTTAGACACACATTTAATTGAAAAAATCGGTGGTTTAATTTTAGATAAACATCCCGATAGTAGCGAAAAACCAACATATTTGGTAAATGGTGAATTAGATTATATCGAGTTTTTTAATACTAGTACACAAATAACTAGTAATAGATTAGCCAAAGTACAAATGTCATATGATGTAAATTTAAATCCAACAACTGAAACTTGGTATATTTACAGTTCAGATGGAACTACAGTTTTAAGAACTATTGTGAAAACTTATACATTTGTTAATGATGAATTAACAAATTCAACAGAAACAACAAGTTAATTATGATTAATTCAGTGTTAAAAGTTATTAGAGGAATAGTTAAACTTCGTGGTGGAACCGATAATACTATTATTGGTAATACCAATGATTCTTTAAAAGTAAACGTTACCAATGGCTCTGGTGGTTCTGCTGTAAATATTCAAGATGGTGGTAATTCAATTACAGTAGATGCAGTTTCTTTGCCATTACCAACTGGTGCAGCAACTAGTGCAAATCAAGTTACTGGTAACACAAGTCTTTCGTCAATTGATGATAAAACACCAACTCTTGGTCAAAAAACTATGGCAGGATCATCACCTGTCGTTATTGCATCAGATCAGACGGATATTCCAGCTTCTCAAAGCGGAACTTGGGCTGTCCGTAATCAAGATGGTTTGGGTAATAATCTTACATCTGAATTATATGATACACAACGCCCATTGCATGTTCTTGATATTAGACAAGGGGCAGATACTTCCACTCTTACTAGAGTAACTCTTACTACCGGTAATACTGCCCAAATTGTACTTTCTGCGAATTCTGCTAGAAAATGGCTTTATATTAATAATAACAGCGGCGCTAATATTACTATTGGGTTTGGTTATGTTCCGGTGGCAGGGCAGGGACTTACTCTTTCAAACAATACTCTTTTTACAATGGACGTAAACAATTTATATCTTGGTGCAATTTATGCAATAGCACCATCAAATAATAGAACAATTGATCTTATCGAGGGATATTAATGGGATCTATAAGCACTGTTGGACCACAAGAAACAATTAATGCTGGTATTAAAAATAAATATACCATGCAGCCTTGGGGAGCCCGTAAAACAAAATTTAAATGTAGTGATAATGTAGCATCTATTACATTAAGTAATCGTCAAAATGATGGTGTGACTTTTACATATGATATGGGCCTATCTAATCTAGTACCACGAATTGGTGACTATATCTTTCAAAATAACCATTGTTCAAGAGCATGGATTACGGCGATTGATCCAGTAACAAAAACACTTGTGCTAGATCAAGAGACAATACGTCCACCTTTAGAAGAAGGCGAGGCCATTTATTCGCGCGGCGTATGGTCCGGTGTAATTGTACCAGATTGGTTTGAGCCAATGCAGATTTGGGGTTGTATGCTCAATTTTTTATTCTCAAATGGTCACGATGGTAGAGATGATTTCGTAGAATTATCAATTGTCGATGTAAATGACTTATTTTCCCAAGATGCAGTTTGTCAAAAACTTTTTAATGTTAATGCAGATTCAGTTGAACCAATTCTTCGATCACTAGGATGGGATAACAATGGGGAGTATGGTCATTGGACAAAATATTATGACGAATCTTGGGTTGTAAATGTTAACGGTAAAATGATTATGACTCCTGATGGAGCACCAGGAGAATTAATGCCATTTCTTGAAACTCGGATTAGTTATTTTGCGAGCAGAACAGATGATACAATAGTTGAGGCATACGTTGATTATCTAACCACGGCAGAAATATAATGAATCAAATAGTTAATAAAATGTTTCAACCGGGTGATGTCGGGTTTTTAATGCACCATGATAATAAATTAAGTAAAATTATTGCATGGTTTATGCAAAGTAGATGGTCACATAGTTTTTTAGTGGCAGAACCAACTAGACAAGAGATTTATTTGGTAGAAACATCCGATTTTCAGGTTGGATTTGGAAGTTTATTAGACTATTTAAAAGACGATAGCGCAGAATTTGTAGTTTATAGACCTAAAAATATTTTAGACGATGAAAGACAAGAAATAGTAGATAGAGCTAAAAAACAAAGAAATAAAATTTATGGGTATCTACAATTAATAAGTTTAGGTATTAGAAGACTTTTAATGCGAATAAATATTAAAATAAATAACTTTTTTCATCAAGGACTTGTTTGTACTCACGTTATAACGTATGGGTATCATGGCTCTAATATACCAGAATTAAGCAAACTTGATCCGGAAAGCATAGATACCGAAGAATTGTATCAAATTGTTAAAAATTCTGTTAATTTTGAATTAATTTTTGAAAAGAAGGCTAAATTATAATGGCACAAATAGTATTTTTAGATCCCAATAAAAAACCTAATAAAAAAAGTGCTTTACAGGTAGTTAGACGAAAAAATATTTATAGAAATTTATTAATTTTTTCAGTTTGTATCAACTTAATTTTATTAGCAAACCTTTATTTTAACAACTAATTATATATGTTACCATTAATTTTATTTAATTTAAAAATTATCGATGCAGGTTCAATGGCTTCTGCAACATTAACCTCTCAAATTATTGATATTTCAGAGGTTTCTTGTTTTGCCGTTCAAAGTGTATGGGACGGAGCAACCCCAATTGGCACAATTTCTTATCAAGCATCGTTAGATGGAACCAATTTTACAGAAATTAGCAATGCATCTGTTAGTGGTAATACTGGAAGTTTATTGTTAAACGTTGTTAATCCTGGATATGTAAGTTTTAGAACTGTTTATACTAAAACCAGTGGTTCTGGAACTTTAAATATAAGAATGAGTGCAAAACGATAAATATGGATAGATATTCAAACAGCGACGATACTGAAGATCAAGATATTCTTGCTAAATTAGCTAAAATATCTGCTGAAAATCTTCAAAATCGCGAAAATTTACAAAAAGATTATCTAAATATTCAAAAAGATAGAGTCAGAATGGCCACAAATCCTGAACTTCAAGGTCCAAGACTAGAAGAAGGATTATTTGCAAAAAGATTACCCACTGAAGATCAATATTTTAATGAAGCAGTTGCACCGGCTTTACAAGTTGGCTCTCTTTCTAGTGGAAGTGGAGCTAAAGCATTGGCAGAACGTCTTAAGAATTTATCAGAATCAAAACCGGTTAGTTATTCTGTTGAAAAGTTTAAAGCATTGGAACAATTAGCAGATGAAATTGCTAAAAGACCTGGCATTTCTCAACTCGATAAATTAAAAACTGCTCAAAAATTAAATAGTTATGAAAAAGCTCTAAAACTTAGAGGCTTATTAAAAGGTGAATAATGGATAATAGCTTATCAGAAAGACTTAATCAATTAGTAATGGAAAAATATCCTGAGTATGCTGATAAATTAAAGCAAGCTTTTGGTATTAAAGATGAAAAAACTCAAGAAGTTAAACAACTCTCTTTAAATCCAAATACACCAATTGACCAAAATTTAAATAGTTTAGTAGATAAAATTAACGACCCTTCCACTTCCCAAGAAGATCGTATTAAGGCACTTGCATCCTATAATATGATTGTAAAACGTATGCAAGAAAACAAATAATGTTTGTATATAAAATAACTAATATAATTAATAAAAAAGTTTATATTGGACAAACTAAAACTTCTTTAAAAAGACGTTTTAAACAACATTTAAAACAAACTGTTTGTAAAAAACTTTCAAATGCTATAAAAAAATATGGTTCAGAAAATTTTACAATTGAATGCATTGAAGAAGTTAATTGTCCAAAATTATTAGATGAAAGAGAAGAATATTGGATTAAATATTATAATTCGGTAAAAAACGGATATAATATTTTAGAATCCAAAAAAGGTTTTAAATTAACTAAGAAACAAATAAAATCTTATAAAGAAAATTTTAAAAAAAGACAACATACTCCTGTTATAATAAAACATGTAGAAACTAATGTGGAAATTTGTTTTATATCAATTGGAGAGTGTGCAAGATTTTTAAATTGTAATAGAACCCGAATATATGAAGCATTGAGAAAATCAACGCGCAAGTATAAAAAATATTTATTTCGTTTTGCTAATGAAGATTTTAAAGAACCAGAACAGCTTCGTTATCCACAAGAACGCTGTGTAATTGGTATAGATGTTAAAAATTATAAAATTTATTTATATAGCAAATTAAAAAATTGTAACTTAGATAATTTTGTAGCAGATTGCGTTAGTAACGCATGTAAAGGTAAAAGAAACCATACCTATAAAAAAATAAAATGGTTTTATTTAACAGAATTTTTACTTAATTATGATTTAAGCAAAATTCGTTATCCTATCTTAACAGACGGAGAATAAAATGGAAAATGTTCAACAAGCCCCAGTCCCTGTAGAAAATGTAGAATCGTCTCAAATTGAAGAAACTAATTTAGAAAATCAAGAAGCTGAAGGACAAGAAGTTGCCGAAACCCCAGCGGAAGAAAAAAAAGAACCTTCTAAAGCGGAAAAGAAAAAAACCAAAAAATTAAAATTAAAAGTTTATGGTAAAGAAGTAGAAGAAGATCTCCCCTTTGAAATTGAAGAATCGCCAGAAGCTTTAGAATATTTAACTAAAAATCTTCAACTTTCAAAAGCCGCATCTAAAAAACAACAAGAGTATGCTCAGTTAGAGAAAGAAGTGGCTCATTTTCTAAAAGAACTAAAAGCTAACCCTCGTAAAGTATTATCCGATCCAAATATCGGCATCGATGTTAAACAATTAGCGGCTTCTATTATCGAAGAAGAAATTGCTAACTCACAAAAAACCCCAGAACAAATCAAAGCTGAACAGTTAGAAGCCGAACTACAACGCATTAAAGATGAACGTGAACGCGAAAAAGAAGAACTAAAACAAAAAGAACTAGAGCGTTTACAACAGCAAGAATATGAGCGTTATGACCTTCTAATGACGAAAGCTTTAGAAAAAACCGACCTACCAAAGAGCCCATATATTGTTAAAAAGATGGCTGATTATATGCTCTTAGGACTACAAAACAACATTGATGTAACACCAGACGATGTAGTTCCATTAGTACGCGAAGAAATGATTAATGATCTTAAAGAGATGTTTGCAGTAATGCCTGAAGAAGTTATTGAAGGTATTATTGGTAAAGACACTATTAACAAACTTCGTAAAAAACGCGTAGCTCAGGTTAAAGCTGGTGCTCCAACCCTTCCAAATAAGCAAATTTTAGATACTGCTAAAAAACAAGAACCCGAAGGAAAAGAAAAAGATAAAAAACTTACATTCAAAGACTTTTTTGGAATGTAACTTAATGATTTTATTGGGTTATTAATTTAGATAGAAATATTTAATTTTAATAGCCCAATATTTAACAACTATCTATGTACTCTAATGCATATAGCCCAAGGCTTCCTATAACCTGTAAGACAGAGTAGGAATACCAGTAGGTGTATATACATAGTTTAGTAATATTAACTTAATTATATTATACAAGGAAAGATAAATATGGCAAATGCTTATCAGGCTAAAAGTGAACTTGTACTAGGAGCACAACTCCGAGTTCAATCACTTAAGCTTCCATTTTCAATCACTGGTAATGCTACTCCCGCAAGTGTTGTAATTACTAGAGATGATCCCAGCGTTCTATTCGTAAAAACTGAAGGTGTTAACCAAATCACCGGTGCTTTAGATTCAGGAGATACTGCTCCAACTCTAGCTAGTGCTGTTGATGCTAATGGCGTTTTTAACGTCATGGTTAAAGTCGGCGAGAAAATCAAGAAAGTAGTTTCAGCTAAACTAGTTCGTATGGACAGTGCTGAAATTATTGCTTGTACCCTTCCTTCCGCGCCATCCAGCGGCATCGTTGCTGGTGGTTCACTCGATAAAATCGTTCTAAACGTAGACAGCGGCGCTGATCTATCTTCAGCAAGTCCAAAATATTGCCTAGAAGTAGATTACGTTGTCGACGAAAGCTAATTAATAGGAGAAAAATAAAATGGCTAGTGCAAATCAACTAAGTACACTAAATGGTTTTTTTAAAGAAGCTTATGCAGACAAGCTTCAAGAATTGATTCCTGATGGGGTCAAACTTCTTAATAAAATTAAGTTTGCATCAAAGGATAAACAACCCGGTAATTTATACCATTAATGTTGGTGGTATTAAAACCGACTCTAATTGACTTGAAACTCTTGATAAAACAAGACAACAAGGCGGAACCGATAAAAAGGACCGTGAGAGACTAAACGAGTTGGCTATTATAATAACTCATGTTATAATAGATGCGATAGTCCGAACTACTAAAATAAAAATAAAACAGAAATCCGAAAGGGTACAATGTTTGAACAATATAAAGTGTATGTTTTAAAGTGTAATAAAAATGATAAAATTGTCTATGTTGGTTTAACTAGACAAACATTATTAGACCGATATAATGGTCATGTTTGTAAGTTAAAATTTAATAGACTGAGATTATCGAATTGAATTAGTTGTAGACGGTTTAAGTAGATTAGAAGCAGCAGAACTCGAAAAAAGATTAATTCAACAATATAATACCATTTCAGATGGTTGGAATAAATCTCCCGGTTCTATAAATGGTTATTCTAACTATCATTCTGAAGAACAAAAAAAGAAATGGTCTTTAGAAAGAAAAAATAAACCAGTTTCACCAGAACATGCATCTAAAAATCGAATTGCAAGAATTGGCCATAAAAACGGAGAAAAATGGAAAATTGCACACTTCGAAAGTCATGCAAAACCAGTTATGTGTTTAGAAACTGGGATTATTTATAAATCAGCACGAGAAGCAGCAAAACAACTAAATCTAAATTATTCTAAAATTAGTTTAGTTTGTAATGGTAAAAGAAAAAGCACTGGCGGATTACATTTTATATTTGTTAAAAAATAGTAGAAATAGACAGAAATGATCTATTCCTCCAAAAAATGGAGAGTAACAAAAACTTATATTAAATAAGTATAGCAACCTGTCATTCTCGGTAAATAGATCGCTCCCATGCCGAGATTAAATCTTCTCTGATTGACTCGAAACTCCAGTAGTGGACAACGAGGCGGAACCAATAAAAAGGACCGTGAGAGACTGAGCGAGAGGACTACTAAAAGTAGAAGCAACAGTCCGAACTCTAGAAATAACAAAAGGAAACTAGAGAAGTTAGCAGAAATGACTAACTTATTGGATAAATATCCAATGATAACAGATAGATGGAGCACGGGGTTGAATAATGTGGCCCCTACGATAAGCAATTATCGTGAAAATAATTGGTGAAAAAAACTGGAAAGCTAAAATCAGATAGTATATAATAAATATATGATGAAATACGGATCCATTTACAAAATAACAAATAAATTAAACGGAAAACAATATATTGGTCAAACTGTCAATAGTATTGAAAAACGTTTTAATGAGCATTGTAAAGAAAAACGTAATCGTCATATTTCCAACGCTATAAATTCATACGGGATTTCAAATTTTGAAATTATCGAACTTTATGTTGCATTTGATAAAGAAGAATTAAACAACAAAGAAATTTTTTTTGTTAATTACTTTAATACACTTTATCCAAATGGTTATAATCATAGAGCAGGTGGTAATCAAAATGGAATTTGTTCCGAAGAATTAAAAACAAAAATTAGTAAATCTAAAACTGGAAAACCTAATCTAAAAAGACGTGGTGAATTAAGAACTGAAAAACAAAGATTGGATATTTCTAGAAGTTTAGGTGGACAAAATATTGTTGCTAAAAATTTAGATACCGGCCAAGTTAAAACATATAAAACAATTAATGAAACAAAATTAGATGGTCATAATCCTTCTAATGTTGTTCAAATATGTAAAAAAACTGGCAGAAGGTATCATAGTAAACGTTGGGTTTTTTATTATGAATCTGATTATGCTAATCAGAGCGGAAGTGATGAAACTAAAGAATCGTTACACGCGCAACGACTAGGACTTGAACCTGTTTAACAGAATAAAATAGTCCCACGAGTCACCAACTCTCAGAAATGAGATGAAAAGATAGTCTGAACTTATAGGAAACTATAAGAAGTAAAGGATAAAGAGCCTTTACGGTAACATATTTGAACATTCGCTTCAAGTGACGATGATGCCTTTAATCTAAACGCACCTGTTGCTGGGGTCATCAAAGACGCTCAGATCAAAGGTAATCCAATCGTCATGCGTTCACTTCTTGGCTACGTGTCAGCATCACGCGCTGCTCTCGGTGGTCAAAAAGCGTTCATGGATGCAACGAAATTCCTCGTTGCTAACATGTTACGTTCAATGGCCAAAAAGCTAGAAATTGAAATGCTTTATGGTCAAATGGGCTATGCTGCTGTTAGCTCAGCTTCAGGTGCAGATGTCACCATTTCAACTGCGGAATGGGCTCCTGGCATTTGGGCTGGTGCTGAAGGCATGCCAATTGAAATTCGTGATAGTTCAGGTGCAACCTCACGCGGCGAATTCGTCGTTAAGAAGGTTAACATGGACACGCGAGTTGTTACGCTAACTTCATCAGCACAAGCTGCTGGTGTTGTTGCCACTGACGTAATCTGGCATAAAGGCGCTTATGGAAATGAATTCCCTGGCGTTCACAAAATCCTTACTGCAACTGGTACGCTTTTTAACATCGATACCTCTACTTATAACCTATTTAAAGGTAACGAATATAGTGCGTCAAGTGCTGCTCTTAGCTTCACCAAGCTAAATCAAGCTGCTGCTCGTGCTGTTGAAAAGGGTCTAGATGGTAAGCTTTGTGCGTATGTTAACCCACGCGCTTGGGCTAACATGCTATCAGACCAAGCTGCTCTCCGTCGCTATGACTCAAGCTTTAGCTCAGCTAAGTCAGAAAATGGTGCTAAATCAATCCTATTCCATTCACAAAATGGTGAGATTGAAATTGAACCAAGCATCTACGTGAAAGAAGGTTATTCATACCTAATTTCTGCTGATGACTGGTTCCGCGTTGGCAGCACTGATATGACGTTTAAGAGACCAGGCCAAGGTGAAGAGTTCTTCAGAGATCTCGAAAACGCCGCGGCTTACGAACTTCGTCTCTATAGCGACCAGGCTCTATTCTGCCATGCCCCAGGTCGTAACGTCCTCGTAAAAGACATCGTAAACTCTGCTTAATTATTAGCATTTTTTACACAAGAGAGGGTAGGATTAAGTTCCTGCCCTCTTTTTTTATTTTTTATATATAAACATCCTTAAAATTTAACAACTATAAGTAGTA